GGACCGGATGAATTGCTGGCCAATTATTATCGGGACCTATACGACCGCAATCCCATTGCGGAACGGGTTGTCCAGCTTTTTCCCAAGGAATCATGGCAGGTCACCCCGCGCGTTTATGAGTCCGCAAAAAGCAAGATTGAGACGCCTTTTGAAAAGGATCTGGATCAGCTTGGCCGGAGCCTTTTCAATTCCAATGGCAGCAAGTCTTGGCATGAGGATGAAGTCGGTTGCCTTCTCTGGACCTATTTGCTGAAGGCGGACATCCTTTCCGGGATCGGTGTTTACGGCATTATTTTGTTGGGCCTGAATGATGGTCTCCTGCTGGAGCAGCCTGCCTACGGGGCCCCTCCGGATGGCCAAAGGAAGGACATTACCGGCATCAGCCAAGATCAGTCCAAGGATATTTATGGCGGGAAATTACCGCAGGACTTCGAGAATCCTTTCCCCCAAAAAATCGGCACCGATGCCCAATATTTCCGGACCCAGTTCACCCCACCTGAAACAACCAAGCGATCGGGCAAGCCGGAATTGATGTTTCTGCGTGCCTTCGATGAATCCCTTGTGCAAGTGGTGCAATACGAAGCCAGCTTGGCATCTCCGCGATTTGGCCAGCCGGTCATGTATCAGGTGACCTTGAACGACCCCCGCCAGCCTCATTCCGGAGTCGGCTTACCTCTGGCAACCGTGCGGGTACATTGGAGCCGGGTAATCCATATCGCGGATAATGGCGACCTCACCAGCGAGATTTTCGCCAAGCCACGCATGAAGCCCGTTTTAAACAACATCCTTGATCTGCGGAAGCTCTACGGCGGTAGCGCGGAAGGCTATTGGCGAGGAGCTTTCCCGGGCCTGTCGCTGGAAACGGTTCCCCAGTTGGGTGGCGATGTCGATGTCGATCAGAACGCCATCCGGGACATGATGCACAAATACACCTCGAAACTGGATCGGTTCTTGGTGCTTGTCGGCATGTCCGCCAAGAGCCTTGCTCCCCAGGTTGTCGACCCGACACCGCAAATTGAAAAGCAGATCGAAGCGATTTGCATCGAACTGGGTTGCCCGGTTCGCGTTTTCAAGGGAAGTGAAAGGGGCGAGCTGGCCAGCACGCAGGATGATTCGGCTTGGAATGACAGGCTGAAACACCGCCAGCAATTTTATATCACCCCGAAAATCATTGTCCCTTTCATTGATCGGCTGATCAAACTGGGCATCCTTTCTGAGCCCACCGGCTACAAGGTGGAATGGCCGGATCTGGATAGCAGCACTGACAAGGATAAGGCAGGAGTCATGCTGCAAAAGACGCAGGCCTATGCGGCTTATGTGGCTGGCAATGTGGAAACCCTGATTCCGCCGCATGAATTCATGACCAAGGTTGACAACTTCGATGAGGATACTGCTTCAGCGATCCTGACTGAAGCGGTGGAAGAAAAGGAGGCCAAAGAGCAGGAAGATCAGGACCTGGCGGATGAGCATGGCATGATTCCAAAGCCTCCGGAAGGTTTCCAGCACGCACCGCAACCGCCGCAGCCACCAACCCCCAAGATTCCGGGTGTTCCTACGCCAGCCCCCAAGATTCTTGCACCTGCAACCCCAAAGCCGGTATCGGAGAACAGGAGGCATCTGGAGCAGGAGCTCCAGTTTTTTCGCGATTCGCAACGAGTTCAACGAGGACGCCATCGTTCGCGATGAAAAAGGACGATTCGCTTCGGGAGGTGGCAATCACGATGCTGATAGCTCGCCAAAATCCTTTTATGGGAAAACCAAAGCCGTTTTTTCAGCGGCAGGAAAAGCCCTTTACAACACCATGCCCAGGTCGGTGCAAAAAGTGGTCGACCTTGGAAATGCCCTGCATCATGCTGCCGACAAGTTCTACGACACTAATCAGCGCTTAGCCACGGAGATTGCCAAGCAGCTAGGACACGATGATCGGCATATTGAGCGGGTCGGCAAAATCCTGTCCCGGGTCGATGCAGTCTCCCGGTGGACAGTAAACGTACCGGGAGCCCATGTCGGCCTGCACGAGCTTGCGGCCATAGGCGGACCTGCTGGCTTGGCTATCTCCAAGGCCGCCTACTACGTTCCAGTGGCCAGCCTGGCATATGTGGGCTATCAAATGGGCAAGGCAACCGTATCTGGAAAACGAAATCCAGTGGATTTGATTGCCAAAGCCCGGGCAAACATCAAGGCCAACGACCGATTCAAACAGGCTTTTGGAAAGGCACACTAATGGCATGGTCCAAAGAAACATTTGCGACAAAACTATCCTTATGGTTTGACACTTTGTCCGATGAGGAGGTGGAGCAGGCTGACATGCTTGTAACCGCAGCCTTGGACGAAACCAAGGGAAATTTAAAAATGTCGTTCACAATTGCCAAAGACGAATTCCGGGCCTTCAAAAGAAAAAGCAAGGCAAAACAATAGCTTTGCACCCGCTACAAGCCAAAAAAAAGTGGTCAATTATAGTCGACTGATAATTATTATCAGTCGACATAAACCAAGGAGTCGCATGGCACGTTATTTGAAAACCAAGTCGGCCATGGTGCGGGGAGTAAACAGCAGGCCAACAGGCAAACGTCCGCCCAATCCATTGCGAGTCGACCCCACCCGGACTGGCGGATTAGTCCGGGTGATGACGTCGCATATTAACAAGCAATTTGCCAGATTGACAGCAGCCATTCGGCAAAAGATCGAGGTGGAAGACGCGCTGGGGCTGAAGGCGTCAACGGGGCCCGCGCTGATCAATGCGATGGTTGTCCTCAATGATGTCCCTTGGAAGTTTGGCACGGATCCGCAGAAATTACGGCAATTTCAGGACTGGCTAAGACACCAGGCGGAAGCAACCCTGACCACTGTTGATGAACGACAGCTGTGGGACAAGTTTGTCCATGACGGTTTTCAGCAAGGGGCAAAACGCAGCTACGACGATTATCGCGGTAAACGGAAGCTGCATGAAACCCTGGATTTTTATCATGGCACGCGAGAGGAATTCCTTAAAACAGCTTTTGCTCAGCCTGTCGCAATAGAAAAGGTTGAGTTGATTGCCGAACGCACATTCAACGAAATTCAGGGCGTTTCCGACACCATGAAGACCCGCATGGGCCGTGTTTTGGCGGAAGGGCTGACACGCGGCGAAAGCCCCCGTACGATGGCTGCCGGACTGATCGAGGAAGGCGAGATCGGTAAAAAAAGAGCATTGACCATAGCCCGCACGGAGGTCATTCGGGCCCATGCCCAAGGGCAACTGATTGCCCTGAAAAAAATGGGGGTTGAGGAATTAGGTGTTGCCACGGAATGGAGCACTACGGGAGATGAAAAAGTCTGCGAACTGTGCGAGCCTCTTCAGGGAATTGTCCTTACCCTTGACGAAGCGGAAGGGCTGATTCCAAGGCATCCCAATTGCCGATGTGCCTGGATTCCCGCAGTGGATGAGGAAGAAGATATGAAACGGAAAAAGAGCGAGATCGATGACGCTCTTGAAGAGTCGGGGCTGGAAAGCGTGGACATTTCACCAAAACGGCCAAAACTGGGTTAAAGGAGATGTATGGCAGAAGTGTTTACTCCTGTTCAGCTGCGAATTCTGGGCCTTTTGTCGGACGGCTTCAGGCATAGCAAGGTTGAACTCAAACGCGCTGCTGATGACGAATGGATGAGCGATAACGCTTTGGCCGTGCATATCTGCACGATTCGCAAGGTTTTAAAGCCTCGCGGGCAAGATGTTTTGTGTATCACGGCTTCCGGGGGATACCCCATCACCTACCAACATGTTCGGCTATTGCGGTCGTCTCACGACAGTTAAGACAAGTATTAAAAATTAAACTTCCAACATTGCCATTACTCCCAAAAGGGTTCTAGGATTGAGACTGACAATCAATCCTTAGTGCTTCGACAACCCCACCGGCGAGGACACAATGGCAGATCAGTATAACAGCCTTACCCGTCCTTTTCACAATTTGTCCGCATCCACCGACCCCACTACCAGCTCTGATTCCACCCAAGGTTACAGCCAAGGATCTTTCTGGTACAACCTTACCTCCAGCCGTACTTGGCTGTGCATTGACCCGACAGCTGGAGCGGCCAAGTGGATTTTCGACGGGGCAAACTACAACAGCGGCGGTTCCGAGCCTAACAACGTAGTAACACAGTTTGGTGGCAGTCCATTAGGCTCCATATTTGGCGTGTTTTTTGAAGAAGGCAACCTTTATCGCAATTGCGGCAACCCAATCAAAGGGAATCTTGCCAACACAAGCGACAACATCCTTGACGGATTTGTCATGCCTGCCGGGGCTTTTGACGTTGCCAACCGCCAACTGATGATCAATTTCAACGGATCGTTTGGGGCCAACAACAACAGCAAGCGGGTTAAGGTCTGGATCAATCCAAACATGTCTGGCCAGACCATTGCCAATGGCGTGATTACAGGTGGTACTGTGACAGGCGTCGGTAGCGGTGCCCTGATCTTTGACACGGGTGTCGTGACTACCAACAATGGTGGTTGGCAGATTGACGTCGTTCTTTGCAAATACGGTGCGACGGGCAGCAATACCCAGTACACCATTGGCCAAGGCATGACGGGGGCGATCCATCTCGGATCCAGTTTGCCTATTTACACCACCATCAACGAAGCCAACGCCATGAACATTCTGGTCACGGGGGCAAGCCCGACCACAGGGGCGGCAAACGATGTTGTGCTTGGTTACACCGAAATCAACGCGATGAACTAAGGGGCAGCCCTTGATTTCATATGTCGCAAATTTCGGGGCACTTAAAGCCCAGCGAGTCCGCCGCAACGGCAAGGACTGGCTGGTCGCTCCGATTGTGTCTATCGTCCCTGGCATCCTTCCCGGAAGTCAGGGACGTCTGTTGTATCCCGAAAGCGAAGTGAAGGATTCAACACCGGAATGGGATGGCATTCCGATCACCCAATACCATCCGACTACCGAAAATGGCGATCCGGCTTCCGCGCAGGATCCCGGAGTCCTGCAAAGGCAGGGCATCGGTTACCTTGCCAAATCGCAATACAACGGCAAGCTGACCCATCAAGCATGGTTTGATGTTGAGCGAACCAAACGGATTGATTCCCGCATTTATCAGGCTTTAATCAAGGGGCACCCGATGGAGGTGTCCACTGGCCTGTTTACCGACAATTATGACCCTCAACCCAATGAAACTTGGAAGGGGCAATCGTTCGATTATGTGGCCCGGAATTACAAGCCGGACCATTTGGCCATCTTGCCTGATCAGGTGGGAGCCTGTAGTCGAAACGACGGGTGTGGATTGCTGGTCAACAAATCAAAGCAGAGTGATTCCATGTCGCTACAAAAATATCATTTGCTGCGGAATTTCATGGCCCTGATCGACAATGCAGGTGCCAACCAGGTGCGGCGTGGCAATGGTCAATTCGGGGCCTACGGCGAAGGCACTGGCAAAGGCCCCGTCCATGAAGCGGCCAAAGCAGGAGCCCGCCACCACGTCGATGATGGTAGCGACGACAGCGATGATGAAGACAACGAAGAAGAAGACGATGAAGACAGCGGACTGGACGATCCTAACGAAAAGGATTCGGACAATTACGACCCCATGACCGGGGATGAATTGACCTCCACCAAAGGCGGCAAAAAAGCTGCCAGAAATTTCTTCAAGGCCTTCCAGGCAATCCTGAATGCGGACGCGCTGGAAGAGGATGAGGAAGAGACCGGCAACGATGTTGACGGTGATGGCGAAGACGGCGAATCCGAGGAACACAAAACCAAGATCAAGGCGGCACGCATGAAATCTCGCATGAAATCCAATCGCACCCGAAACGCCAATGGCATGATCTGCGACAACTGTGGTGTCACTGCCAACAGCAAGGGCATGTGCGTCAACTGCGGCAAACGTGTCACCGCCAATGCCGGAGGCTTCTCCAAGGAAGATCGAGCCAACGACGCAACCAAGACCGCTGCTGCTGCGTCCCTCCAGACCGACAGCGACAAAAGCATGGGGCACGCCATCAAGACCATCGAAGCGGCCAAAGATGGCGATTCTGCGAGTGCGGCCAAGGTCCATCTGCAAGCTGCCAAGCAGCATGAAAGCGAAGCACTTGAATCCCGCAAAAATGGTGACGACATGGGGGCCCAGCAACACGATAGTGCTGCTGCTGCTCACCGGAAAGCTGCCAGCTGCCATTTTGCCAATGCTGACACACAAGGAGTAGCGAACATGTTTGCTTTGAATGATTTGCTGACCGACGACCAACGTAAGGCTTATTTCGCGAAAATGGCCGACGGGGGTGGAGATGAAACCAGGTCGGCCATGAAAGCCTCGGAATCAGCCCAGAAAAACGGCACAAAGGCGGCCCATCAAAAAGCTGCTGCTGCCCACAAGGAAGCCAAGGAGCATCACGAATCGGAAGGCAACACAGAACTTGCTGAAGCCCATGGCAAGGCAGCAACTTACCACTCCAGAAAGGCAAAAGGGGTCAAAAACATGGCAATAAACAAGTTACGACTGGTGCAGAGGTTGATCAACAACGGTTGTGCCTGCAACAGCGACCGCAAGACACTGCTGTCGTTGTCCACCAAAACCCTGAACGCCATGGCCAAAAAGGGCGTCATGGCGGACAACGACGAAGATGACGATGACGAAGACTACGAAGACCATCGGCTTGACGACGACGAAGATGACGTCGATGAAGATGAGGACAAGGATGACATGAAAAACAACGATGGCGAGCTGATGCACAGCTTCGATCAGGCTACCGGCAAGGGCAGCCTTTCCGAAGGCCAGCAGTCCGGCGGAAAGGGGACTCGCGATGAGTACAAATCCCCCAAAAGGGACAACAAGGGGGACGGCAAGAACTATGCCTCCACCGACAACCGCCTGACCAGTCAGGAGCGGGCTATCCTCAATCGGTTCCTTGAGCAGGAAAAGAGGGAAAAGCTCCAGATTGTCAACAAGCTGATTTCCGGCCTCAGGGACAACACCCAACGGAACCTTGTTGGCAATCAATACATGAAGATGGATAAAGATGTCTTGCGTTCCTTGCTGGAGTCCCAGTTCCCACATGAGCCAACCCCAATCTATCAGGGAGCGGCCGTACCTGCCTTCAATGCTGCACCCAGCGAGGAATTCAAAAAGGATATCCTTGATATCCCTGTTATCAACTATGCCGATCTCGCGGCAGAAAACAAGAAGCGACGTTAAACCGGCTAGCGATACAACGCCAGCAATACTCACAAATCATTTGAATTAAGGATCAATCACATGGCAAAAGGGCAAGAAATCGTTTTGACCAGCAATCCCCGGGGTAATTACCTCGAAGGAATCATTGGCGATGCTTCGTTACCCGGGACCATCATGCAGATCAAGGCGGGCGTTGATGCTGTCAACGGCCGTCATACCTGGGTGGCTTTGGGCAACCAGTCCGGTAACACCTACAACCCCGGTGCAGCTACGGATCCGCGATTGACCGCGATCCTGCTTCCCGACCGGTTACAGGGTTTTACGCAATCGACTGCGTACGTTTCCGGCCAGAGGTGTTTCCTTTATTGCCCGATTCCGGGCGATGAACTCAACGTGCTTTGTGCGGCCCAGCAGGGTACAGGCAGCGCGGACGCCTACTTCGTTGGCGAACGGCTTGTCCCGTCCGTAAGCTCCGGATCCAACGGCCAGCTTGTGGTGCAGTCCACCAGCGGATCCCGGGCCCCGTTCGTGAGCGCGGAACATATCAACCTGACAGCGGATGTCGCTGGCCTCGTGTGGTGCTACTACGCGGGCTAGTCAATAATCCCTGTCGATTGCCAAGGTTTTCAAAAGAGTTAATCAACGAAAGGATCAACAGATGGCAGCTGCAATGGACTATATTCTGAATGGTGCCGGTCATGGTGCTGTCGGCCAAACACTGGTTGACAACAATTTCGATCTGGGACTATTCCGGCCATATCGCGACGAACGCGGTATTCCTTGCGTTTCCAAAGCTACAGGCCGTTGGGTTTACAACGAAAAACACAAGCGAATGGTGCAGGAACGAGAGCAGGTCCGCATCTCCGACCTTGTTGCCAATGGCGTACAGGTGCCCGTGCATAACGCCACCGCCCTTCGCAAGGAAGAATGGGTGATGCTGGACCAAAAGGTCCTGCTTGCGGCACGCTACCGCTTGCGTGCATGGGCTGACCTGGCTGCTGCCAACAGCTTTGGCGGGTTCAATGGTATGTCCAAGCTGATCTTGGAACATGAAACCATGACCGATCCCGGCGAGGCCATTGTGGACTTCGATGGCCTGACTGAGGGTAGGTCCGATTCTCCGACCTACCAGCTCCAGGGGCTGCCTCTCCCCATCACCCATGCCGATTTCAGTTTCTCGGCAAGGCGTATGGGCGTGAGCAGGAATTCCGGAACGCCTCTTGATACCACCATGGCCGAAGCAGCTGCCCGGCGTGTGGCGGAATCCATCGAAAAGGTGACCATCGGTGTCAATCAAGGGCCCACTTATGGTGGCAACTCTACCCAGGTAGGCGGCTATGGTCGTTCTGCTACGGTTTACGGTTACACCAACTTCACCGGGCGACTGACCTACACCAGCGTCGTAGCTCCGACCGCCAACGGCTACAGTCCTGCCAAGACCCTCGCCAACGTCCTGGCTATGCGTGACCAGCTCAAAGCCAACAAGTTCTTTGGTCCTTACATGCTGTATACCAGCAACGATTGGGATCAGTACATGGATACGGACTACATTCTCACCGGTGGAAATGTAGCGACTCAAACGCTGCGAAACCGTCTGCGTGAGATTGACGACATCGAAGACGTCCGCAGGCTGGACTTCCTGTTTGCGTCCCAGCCCAATGCAGCCAAGGGCCCGGGTGGTGAAGGCTTTACCGCAACCGCAACCAGTCCCTTCACCCTGCTGCTGGTCCAGATGACTCCCGATGTTTGCCGGGCTGTCAACGGGATGGATATCACCACCATCCAGTGGCCAACGGTTGGCGGACTCCAGCTGAATTTCAAGGTCATGGCCATTCAGGTGCCCCAGCTTCGTGCCGATGCCTACGGCAACTGTGGTATCTGCCATGGTACCACGGCTTAACCCCTGATCCGCTAGGTTTTCTGTTTCAAGGAGTGCAGATGTATATGGCGTTAGAAGAACCAAGAAAATACCGGTTGCTTGCCGGGGAACATGTCCAAGACATCCCCGGCACGACTGGTCCCAATGGCCTTCCCCTGACCCAGAAATTCCGGGCAGGGGATGTTTTCGAGTCTTACACCGATCTGGAAGAAAGACTCAACTCGAAGGATCAGGCTTGCGACAAAAAAGTCGAGAGAGTCTACGACAGCGATCCTTACACCAATTCTCCGCCTGATCCAGGTTCCCAGTGGCAGAAGCGTGCCGACGAAACGCCTCAGCAGTTCGCGGAGCGTGTCATGAAACTGGCATTGGCCGAACCATCTCCGCCGCCGCCTGCTCCAATCCCATTGGCGACAGCGGCAACAGCTGTGAACTTCATGGCGACGTATGAGGCCATGACGGTAGCTCAGCTGAAAGCGTATTGCGAATCTGAAGAGATCGATTTGAGAGGTGCCCGCACCAAGGAAGAGATCCTTGCAGTGCTGCGGGCTCAAGGTTAATTCTGCGGGGGCGGAATTGCCAGACGGGGCACGATCCGTACAGGCAGGTGCAACGCCAGCCATACCGGGTAGTTTAAGCGGAAAAACGACTGTTGCAGTCATGCGGGGTTCGATTACCTGCCCTGGTGTTGTAAAAACGGGAGTCTTGCAACCATTAACTTTTAGGGGAACCGATGGATGTTCACGTTTTACGCCTCGTTATTAGTTCCCTCACTGCTATTTGCGGGATGTGCATTTTCGGTATCGTACTGTCGAACGCTCTGGGGCATGACGTTCCGCCTACCTTGGGAGCTATTGCAAGCATGGCTGCCGGGTCGCTGGTTGGAATCCTTGTCACTCCGGCAGGCGTCGCAGCAAACAAGGCGGCGCAGCAAAAAAACGCAAGTGATGATGCCTCCCCTCCTTCCCATGGAGGTCGTTAGTCACGAATCCGTTCACTAAGGTTTTAGCCCCATATCAAAGTTAGGAGCACAGTTGTTATGAGAGCCTGGATACTTGTTGCACTGCTTCTGTTGTGTCAGGCCACCTGCCAAGGTGCTGACCTCACCCTCCCGGCTACCATCACCGGCGAGCCAGGGGATTTCCTCAGAGTTTCGGCGACCACAACCGGGACCTGTGTGAAATGGAAATCGTACAACAAAGAGTTAAAGCTCTTCCCGATGGATCAGCTCAAGGATACGAAAACCGCGATTGTGACCGCGACGAAGCCCGGAAAATATAGGCTTTTTGCAGTCACCAGCGACGCAAGCGGGCCGAGCGATATTGCAGAAACTGAGATCGTGATTACCGGCCAG